TAGCACGAGAATCTGTAAAGTACTGATTTGTTGCGCCTTCTTCAATATCATCTGTGTCAAGAGCGTTGATCGCATTTGTTGCAAATGTTTCAGCATTGCTCTGTGCTGTTGAAGCAGAACCTGCTGCATCGTAGTTAACAGCAAGTCCGTCTGCGTAATCTTCTGCATTGCCCTGTGCTGTTGCTGCTGCACCCGCTACATCGTATGCTGCTGATGTTGCAGAAAGTGCTGCTGTGTTAAAGTCTGAAATGTCTGCTGAATCAAGACCAGTTACAGAGATTGTTGCTCCTGTAATATCGATATTTGACCCTGCAGTTAGAGAGTCTTGCTTTCCTGCTGCAAGAGATTGAAGATTATTAATTGTCTCTGGGTCATTGTCAATTGCTGCTGCCAATTCCTGAAGTGTATTTAATAGTTCTGGTGCTGAGCCTACGAGATCTGCTACAGCCTGATCTGCATGATCCTCTGCTGCTTGCTGTGCAAGTCCAATTTCTGTACTTGTCTTATATGCTGACCAAACCTCTGTTGAAAGGTTTGATGCATCATCGATTAAGCCGTCTGCATAATTTTCTGCTGCAGTCTGCGCTGCTGCTGCTGAACCTGCTGGATCGTAGTTTGATGCTAGACCATCTGCATAAGACTTAGCGTCTGCTTCTGCTGCATCAGCATAGTTTTGGTAAGCAGTTGTAATTGCTGTCTCACGAGTATCTGTGTAAGCCTTAGCATCTATTTCTGCTTGATCAGCGTATGCTTCATAAGCAGTTGTAATTGCAGTTTCTCTTCCATCTGTGTAGAGGTTTGCTGCTGTTTCTGCTGCATCTGCATCTCCTGCTGCATCGTAGTAAGCATCTACTACTGTGCGGTCAAGTGAAAGTTCTCCACCTGCTGAAACATCAAATTGTGATGAAACTGACTTTACAAGTGTTTCTCCACCAATAAGATCAAGGATGTATTGATCTGATGCGTTTTCTGTAAGAATAACTTCACCGTTAATTGTACCTTGTAGGCCTTCAACGACGAGTCCACTCTTAATCTTAAATTCTTTATTTACTGTTGCCATTTTTTATCTCCTTTTATTATGCCTTAAGTCCAATTCGTGCGAAACGAACTGTGACTGGCTTGGTCGCAGGATCTGGAGTGACTGTTAAGGCCACGGTATTTCCAGTGCGAGAGACATCAATGGTGCCAATATTCCCATTATTGTCGATAGTTCCGTACTCGCTGACGTTTACATTTGTACCGTCAACAAGAATAGTTAGTTCAGTTGCATAGAATTTGTTGTCCCCTGCAGAGGTCTTCGATATTGAAACAATATACTTGACCATACGCCAAACTGTAGCGTCAAAGTTATCAATAACAGTTACGTTCTCAATACCAGTGATTGTGTTTTCATTATTACCTGCAGAGCCAAGATCTGTTGACTGGGCTGTTGCGGTATCGATTAAATCTTCATAATTTTCTTGAGTAGGTCTATCACCTGTTTGGAATAAACTCTTAACTCCTGGGATTGATATCTTTGCCATGCCGTAATTATATCACCCTTTTAATTAAGACTATTAAAGAATGTAGTTACTATACCCAATAACTTGAAGTGGAATTGCTGGGGTATTACCCAAACCAATAGCCTGAATTTGAATTGCCGTAAACTTTACCCTAAATGGCAAGACCTCAGTAATAATTGTTTTTCTAGTAAAATCTTCTATCTGAACTTCTGGATAGTCTATTGGAAATATTCGTTCTGTATTGCCTTTTAGATTGTCAAGTAGTTTTGCTGTTGCCATTAATCTGTTACATCTTCAAGAATCTTCATGCTACCCTGGCAAACTGTCCATACTCTTGTTGGGTCTGATACCTGAATATCAAAGATGTCTCCTGTTTCAAGTTGCACCGATTCTTCTGATGTAAGCCAAACTGTAAATTCTCCAACTAGGTCGTCTTCGTCTGCGACGGGAGTTAAAGATAAAACAAGTGTTGCATCATCAGTAATAATCCCTGGAGTTGTATTAGGTCTTTTAATTTTCATAGCAATGTCCCATTCAGATCCCTCGCCTTTTAGAACTAAAGGCTCTTTGGCATCATCTGTTACATAAACCTTAAAACCAGAGGTGTCTCCACGAACAACAGTCCAAATAACTGTAGGAGGTTTGTTTCCTATGTCGTATAAAGATTGAGATCCTCTTAAAGTTGCCATAATGTTATTATATCACGACAAACCGTCTTTGAGTGCGCCCCAAGTACCGTTACCTTTTGTTTGAACAATTATCATTCCACCGTTTGACTTTGTATCGTTTATTGCGACAACCCCCACATATCTTGCTGGGCCACTTGATGGACGATTACCTACAAGGGTTCCATTTGAATCTACATAAACTTTTGTTCCAGCAGCCCCAAGCGTTATTGTGTTCATTTGAATAATGCCAGATACTACAACAATGCCGTCTTGAGCAGGAGGAGTATCTGTTTGCATTAAGCCAAGAATCGGAACATCTGGATTGTGGGTAGGGCTTGATGGATTATATTTTTGTACAGTTGTTTTATATCTTCCTTCATGAGAGATTTTTCCAGAAATAAAAACTGGAGTTCCTGCTGGTAAGGTAATAGATGAACTATCATTTCTTACTGGAGAAGCAACACTTGTCATTCCCAATGGTGGTAAAATATTATTTAAGGCATCAACTAATGTTTTAATATCCCCGTGTACATTTACGGGATCAGAAGCAAGTGGATACTTCATAGTAGGATAGTTAGATGATTTGCCTGTAGCCATAATGTTTATTATACCACCCTCTAAAGTTGACTTTTGATAAAATTTTGTGTTATACTTGGTATAGACACCTACCAGGGTGTTATTGTTTTCTAAGGAGGAAACTATGATTAAATTTATCGAAAGAAACAAAGAGATCATTAGCACACTCAGTATCGTGGCACTTATCAGTGTATTTTCTAATGCTGCTAATGCTAACGAAGGAATAAGTACGAAAAACAACCTTAGCCTGGAACAGGCTCAGACAGTAGACAACGCCTCGAAAGAGGTTTTTTTGGTTTCTAAGGCTAAAAAGTTAGAGAGTTTTGAAAATAAAGTTTCTCTAACCGATTTAGAACTAAAGGAACTTTTATCCCTAGTTGGCTTCAAAGGCACAGACCTTGTAGTCGCTTGGGCGGTAGCAAAGAAAGAGTCCAATGGGCGACCATTGGCTTTCAACGGCAACCATAAGACTGGAGACTCTTCTTATGGTATGTTCCAGATCAATATGATCGACAACCTTGGTCCTGACCGTAGAACTAGGTTTGATCTTGAGTCTAATGCTGAACTATTCAATCCCGTGAAAAATGCCGAGATTGCATATTACATGACAAACGGTGGAGATGATTGGTCTTCTTGGAAGGGCATCACTCCAAGAACTAAATTCTGGATGTCTAAATTTCCTAAGTAATTGGATTAAGGAACACCTGTAAGGTTATTCTGTTATTGGATGACTTTACAGGTGTTATTCCATGTTCATATCCTGAATCATTGACCACAGCCCTATTAAACCTTGGCTCTATGTTTTTCCACTCTTGAGATTCTGGATCAAACCAATTAAACATTCCTCCATCATTATATTCCCAATTTTCATTTAAATAAACTGTAACAGCCCTGCTATAAATGTAATCTGAGTGTACTGGTATATAGGAGTTTGTTGACCAAACATAAACCATTGCGGATTTTGAATCCATTAAGGGCATGTCTCTGTTTTTATCAAAAATAAACTTATCTTCAAGTATCAATTGAAGTTGTGGCAAGAACTCATCTGGAAGCCTAATGCATACAACCATGGCGCTGTCTTTTACTATTCCTTTGTCCCAGGCTTGGTTTGTCCAAACATAATTTAACCCAGACTTGCCAGATACAACGTCTAGTCCAAACTCATAATATTTTTTTGCTAGGCTGATAGGTAAAAAATCTTTAAACTCTTTCATTGTTAAATACCCCCTCTAAGATATTGTCGTAAACAAACTCTGCTGGAACTGCAACCTTGTAGTTTCTATTTAAATAATGATGCAAAACTAATTCAGATGTTTCATTTATCCAAGGCTCTAGGTGCAGCATAACATGTTTTTTATCATAAATTTTA